TCCATAAACTTCATCATATCATAATCCTTAGTTGTCAAATCTCTTTTTTTGTTTTTGTTATCCCACTCAAATCTAATTAAATCTGTTGGTTTAATCTGTGCATTTTTACCCGTATGTGGCATAACACTCCAATAAGCCATAAACCTAGTTTGTTCCCAGGTTCTTCTGTATTCCGAATCTTGTCTATCAAAATGACCTTTAATTTTTATAAATAATTCTCTTAGGTCAAATTGATTCATTTCATCCGGTGTCATCTGTAAATCACCCAAACACAATCTTTCTATATCCTCTACCTCTATTACTTTTGCATTTGGGTCACTTATTTTTTTTCGTTTGGTTTTTCACCTCCCATACTTTCTGACAACAATTCACTAAACTTATTTACCATGTTGTAATCATCAATAAGTTCAGCAAATGTTTCTAAGGTGAATGGATTTTTTTGTTCTTCCCTTTTATAGCCATTTTGTACACCTAAATACAATACCTCATACAATAAGGTTAGATCATCTTCAAGTGCTTTGCTAAATTCAGAGAATTTAATTTTCTTCTGTTTAAGGAATAATGACAATGCATAACCACCAATTTTAAATGGGATGTCTTTGTCTTCAATTTTTACATGATTTACCGAGGTCATAAAAATAATTTAAAGGTTAAAGGCTATAGGGAGCAAGACTTTCTTGCCCCCCAAAATAGCCTCGTGTAAATATTATGCACCAGTTGTTTGAACCGCTGGTGTTGAAAATTGACTCATACCAGCTGAGTTTATCGCTTGTACCCTAAAGGTATATGATGTTGCAGCAGTAAGAAAATCAATTGCACTAATGTATTGTACTGCGGTGGTTGTACCCGAAAACGATAAATAATCACCATCAACTCCAGACGTAAGTCTATACTGAATGTTATAATTAGTTACCGCAGGGAAACCGACTTGAGAAGGAGCAGTCCAATTTAATTGAATCCTTCTACCAGTTACTAATGCCGTTGCAGTTAATCCAGTAGGTGCAGCTAATACCGCATTTGTTACCTTAGTTACTTCACCATTAATTCTTAATGAGGCGGATGCAGTTACGTTTTCTTGGTTAGATGAATTAAGTGATAAACTTTCAATAAATGCATTAAATGTATATATTGAATCACCAAGAACATCTGTAGTGTAAGTGCAAACAATTGCCCCACCATTATTCCAACTATCAAATAAAGTATTGAATTTAACATTTGCACTTGTATCACCTACATCGGCAAATAATAATTCAGTTGAGAAAGTTGCAGATTTTTGACCTGGTGCAACTTCAACCCAAGCAGACGTATTGTCTTTGTGTGCGATTTCTCGCATTGCTCTTGTTAGGTCTAATGTGTCAGATGTTGAGTATGCTACCGCAACATCTCCTACATATAAACGCAACAATGATCCGTTGATAATTCCTGTAGTAGGCATAATTATTTTATTTTAGTTTTGTTTTTAATAGGTTTATCTTCTAAATCAAATTCCTCGTCTTGTTCCTCACTAATTGAGTACAATTCACTTTCTGGAACAATGATAGGGACGTAAACCATTTCCTTTTCTGGTTCTGCTTGTTGTTGTGGGTATACCTCAACATTTTGACCATGATATTCTTGTGCAAACCCTAATTGAATAAGCTGGTTTGCTTTTGTATTTAGTACATCGCAAACATTTCCAACAAGAAAATTATCATACTCTTTAATAAATATTATTCTCATATATTATTGATTTTAAACAAATAATCTTGTACCATCCAATAAATTTTATCTTCCATTATAGGATCTCCTGTAGTTTCATCTTCAAATACAACCCAATCTACTTTTACATTAGAATAAGTACCTCTCTTATTATCAAAAGCAACTCTTAATGCATCTGCAACATTGTTTGATGTATCGTAATTTTTAGAATAAATAAAAAAGTTAATCTTAAACTCATCTTTAGGACTAACCAAATTTTTGACTCTTGTCGGATTAGTATTTACTTTAGTGTAAGTAATATATGGATAAGTAACTTCCATAGGTGCTTCTTCTGGATAAATTCTAGTTCCAATTAGGCTAACCAAATTAGCGTTAGCAGCAGCCATAGCGTATATTACATTTCCAATATTCATTATGTTCTCGTGTATGTTAATCCAGCACTCCTGGTTTCTCTTTCAATAATTCTTTCAGCACCTCTTATAATTATGTCACCCGTTCTTTTTTCAGCTTTTATAAATCCTTGTAATAAGGCTTTATTTCTAAATTCATTTGCTCCACCAAATACAAAGTTTGCATAGTAAGCATCTGACTTGTTTATACCATCAAACGGACCTTTATCCATTTTTGTTGGATACTGTTTTAATGGTCCTATGACAATAGTATCCTGTCTTCTTAACCTTGGTTTAAAGGGATTAATAACTTTTATACTATTCCTTAAATGACCAGCCTTATAAGTAACCTTTATTCTTCTAGTTGATTTTTTGCTTTGTATGTACCTATAATGTTCGGGAAACCTATATACAGGAATTTGTGGTTTAATAGCATCAATCATAGGTTTTGATGCATTGGTTATAATGTCAACTTTATTTTGATTCCAATCCCTCATTGCGTTGGTTCTTAAATGCTCAAGGGCTTTCATTACATCTTTATCGTAAATTTGTAAGGTCATTGAATATTCACCTTTAACAAACTTACCACCTTGTTCAGCTAATCTTTGTTCGTTCCTTGCCCTGGAGTAAGCAACTCCTCTTTCTGTATGTCGAAATGATAATGGTCTTCTTGGCATATTAGTATGACGTTCTAAATGTTCCTAAACAATCCATAAACCTTCTATCGTTACTTACTTCAATTCTTTCAATTTGAAATAAATCATTGCGATATAAAAATCTACTTTTAATAGTAACATTTGTGTTAAAACGAATAGTAAATAATATTTTTTGCTGACCAACAATTTTATCAGCATCTTCTTCCTCAAAACCAGTTTTATAATCTACAGAAGCCCATAGGGTAGCGATATTAGTAAATGTTTCTGATTGAAAACCACTAGCAGATTGAGATATTGTTCTGTTTTGCAAAACTACTCTTTCTCTCATTTTTCCAACAACTTCACTTTTATTATACCCAATCATATTTATACCTATTTAACATTACATCTGTAGCGGTTGGCATTTTATGAACTGCATCACCACGATTATCATACATTGAAGCAACTAGTTTTAAAATAGCTATCCTAATGTCTGAAGGACAATCTGTAGCAGCAGTTCCATATCCAGCAGTATAAGTAATAGTTACATCGTTTAAAGACAAGTAAGTGTCCGGAAAGTCTTGATCTACTGCTTCACCTATAATGCCTCTAAATGTATCTACCTCATATAAACTTGGCGATAATACTTGAGAAACACCATTCTCATCTAAATAAGTAATAGATGATACCGCAATACAAGGATATACTAACAATTTAATTACGTTTTCATAATCAGTTGCTACTTTGTAGCTTGATGGAAAACGCTCTAACTTTTGTACAATTGTTTTTGTAAGGGTAGATATATTTTGTCTTGACTCTACGGCTTGTCTTGCGGCCTTTAGCATTGTAGTAATAAGAGAGTCATCAGTCGAATCATCAACTTTCAAATAATTTTTGACTTCCGCAGATGTCCATAATTCATTTGTCTGATCAACTGTTACTCTCCAAATTTTCATCGCTTAATTGCTTTTTTAGGTTTTTCGCTAATCTTTGTTTCTATAACTGGATTATTTTCAGATACAATAGGTTTATCTGTTAAGGATTCAGCTATTCCTGCTTTAATCAATTCCTTTGCCGTCATCTCATTTAATTCAGCCACATCCCCTTGAAAATAACCAAGGGAATGTGGTGAACCAGATGGCGATTGGATAAATCGCACCTTCATATTATGGATTTTTAGCTACAAAATACGCAGTATACTTAGTTGACTGTGTACCAACACCAGTTAAAACTAATCTATACTTAGTACCACCAATTAAGGCATCTTCGTTAGACTGAACTAAACCATTTGTATTTAGTGTATCTAATATAGCAACGCTGGTGTAATCAGTAGAACTTGCAGCTTGTAATACTGTAGGCAAAATGTATGTAGTGCCAGACAAGTTAGTAGCTACAATAGACCAATAACCGCTCCACGGGCTTAACAAGCTAACAGGAATAGTAATGGTGTCTATTTCAGTATTTGTGATTGTGTCACTAACTGAATAGCTATAAAAAGTGCTTGACGCATCATCATAATTAACATCAAGTGTCTTGCTTCGGTCGTTTTTAAATGCAGTCAATCCAATGGCAGCAAAAACAAACAAACCAATTAAAATATTCTTCATTTTATTAAGATTTATATACCAGTAATATCCGCATCTTTAATAGCGGCAAATGATTTAGCATGACGAACGGCAGAATCCCACCAAGAGTTAACTACAATGGTAACCAATGCATTTTTGCTTGATGAGTATGGATCAACCACAACATCTAAACCAGCCCATTGTCCAATTAACAATTCAGCAAAGTTTCCAAAAATTACTGAATGTAAATCAGTTCCACCACCTTTAGTTAAGTTACTTGGTACTTGTGTAGAAACATAAGCACGGTATCCGTTTAACAAGTCAGTTCTAACTCCTTGTTGTCCAACTGGTGGCGCACCATCATTCCATACAAACTGAGCAGTACCACTTGCTTTCTCAGTATTCTTTAAGAAACCTCTTACACCAGGTGTAGTAAGGTAAGCTAAAGTACCAAAGTCAGCATTATCAGTAGCCAAAGCAGTTTCAAGGTCAATAATATGCTTGTATGTCAAAGGACCACCATCAGTACCAATTGCAACCGAACCAATACCAGCAGTATTTAAAATACCGAAGAATGGTTGTGTTGAATTATCGCCATTAATCAAAGCATAATCTAATGCTCTGTTAACTGCTTCGCTCAAACGATTTCTTACAAAATTCTCAACGTCAATAGATGATTGAACAAGTAATTGCTTTGAAATATCAGTAAAAGCACCTAAACGATTAGGTGACATACTAATTTTATCAAAAGTTGGGCTTGTCTCATCATTGGCAGAGTTTTCAGTTTCCCAAACCGCAGTAGCCGCAGCATCATTACGAGGAAAATCTAAATTACCAGTCAATCCTGTAAGTAAGGTTGCACCAGCTTGAATAACTGCCAATCTTGGGTCAAGGAATGGAATCAAATCACCCAAAATAGTTGGTACAGTATTACCACCAGCAACCGCACTCGTAGCAGTCATATCTCTCTTCTCATTCTTTACAATCATCTTAGGAATGTAAAGATTACCCGAAGCAGAGATACCAGCTTGTTTAAATTCTCTTTCAGCCTCTTGGTGCATCTCTAACTCTAAACCATCAAGGTTTTTGTTATTAGCAATAAGATTAGCTGCTCTAAGGAATGAATAACCTTTTTTAACTCTTTGCTCATCGTTAACTTTGTTTTCGTTAACTTTTGTTGCAGGAGTAGCCATTCTTTTAGTTTCGGCCTCAATC